TCCTCAAAGGCACGGGCACTGTTGTAAACTTTATCCATTATACCCTCAAATGTAGCCTATAAGTTGCCTGTGCTGCGTCCTGATTCCATCGCACGATCTGATGGTCTACGCCATCTATCGTTACCCGGTCAATCACACTTAGCTCGATGGATACGTCAGCCTGCTGGAATATGAACCGTTTGTCCTCGACTTGGGCGATGTTGTTCGCCACCTCATAGGCAGAGAATCCACGCAATATGCCGTCAACACTGTATGTATTGGTGGTCTCTGTAGTCTCCCCAGTATCAGGGTCATAGGACGTACCTGTGACTTCCACAAGCGTCACACTGCGCTTTATATCACCGACTGCTTGGAAACCTGCGGCGGTTGCGTCTTTGGCTACGATTTGCATACTCATGCCCTGACCAGCCGTGCCGTTGAACCCTTATGCCTACCAAAGTGCATAACAAGACCATATACATGGCGAGGGACTTCGCCCATTCTGTCCGTAGGATCGACCTTAACATCCACCGCACCCTCAACACCTACCTGCGAATATCCTGCCGTGTCAGGCACGGCCTGTGTATCCTGGGATAATAGTACCAAAGCCAGCTCACACTGTGCGTCTTTTATCTCTTGAGGGATAGTTTCGGAACCCAGGGAATAGATCCAGGTTTGAGGCTCACCGGGACATTCATAATACATGCTGCCCTCATAACAGATGCCCCAACGTGGCCATTTCATAGCCTGGTCTTGATCTGTCTTATAGCCAAGCCATGCTACATAGTTATTCAGAATCCGGGCCGCTTGGACTAAACCTGCGTTCTTGGAAGCATCGGTAGCATCAGTCCAGGCCGAAACATGCAGCCGTCCCTCGAAATAAGAATTGGCATCAGAAAGGCTTAAATATGTATTACTGTCAGATTTTTGGCTACCATCTTCCACTATCAGGGATAATGCCATATTTTACCCCTTGCTTGACTTTTTCTTAGGTTTCTTCTCAGGCGCAGGCTTTTCCTCTGTCCAGCCCTGCTCCCTTAGCCCCTCGACTTTACGATCCGGGACATCATGGATCTCGTATTCACCCTTTCTATTTACCACTGGTGATTGCATCCGTTTCATATCTTACCTCTAAAAAAAAGGGCCAGGATTAACCTGACCCCCTTATGGTTAGCCTGCGAGTAAGGCCATGTGTTCAGATTTAACTGCCTTAACTCCCCAGGCAAGACCGACCTCATATTTGATCCGCCTATACTGACGATACATGGCAACCTGAAAAGCCAGGCCGGATACAGGGTCTGTAATCTCCATCACATCGTCTGCTGCATCACCGCCGGAGGGCATTGCAGGCGCACGGGTAACAAGATGCATAGCACTCTCTGCAAAGGCCATGTTGCCGGTGTAGTTGGTGGTATTCTGAGTGATGGTGGTGTTATCAGCCACCGCTTCTACAAGACCAGGCTCGGCAATGGTCAGAGTACCCGTCCCGCTGGCGGACAGGTCCACACCATTAGTCACCAGATACTTGACGCTGTTGATGGTGACGTAGTTTCCGTCAACGACCTTGACAGGATTACCGCCACTGGTCTCATCAACCGAGATATCGGTGTCGCCAATGCTAAGGCTACCGCTATTAGTCTTTAGCGTACCGCTGGCATCCTCGGAACTGTTGTCCTGAGTTAAGATCTGCCCGGATTCCCGCAGCTCAAAGCCATGAATATCCAGCAGCACACCGTCACGCAGAGTCCGCTCAGTGCCGCCCTCATTGGCTTTAGTAAGCTGAGTCAGAGTCCGCAGGTTAGCACCCGTAGCAGTATCGAATACACATTTGAGCGAATCCATCGGTGCGCCATTGTCCTTCAGAATCTTGAGTAGTTCAGCAGTAGCCGAGAGGTCAGACCCGAAAGGTGTAGTCCCGGCAGTACCATAAGCACGAGAACACTCAGTATAGAGTCCGGCCAAGTCAGTTTCCGCTTCATTGGTCAAAGCTCTCATCGCCTGGGCGAACCGCTGAGTCTGAATCTGGTCATATAGAGATACGCTCCGCTGTTCCTCACCAGTCCAGCGTACCGGCGCAGCCTTAACTTGCGAGATGGACAGATCGACAGAACCGATAGTCATATCGCCACTATCTGCCGGGGTATCGCCCGGAGTGATGCTTTCGGTAGTTACTTCAGGGACAACCGGAGACCTGACAGTCTGGCCCTTAGCTGCCCTTTCTGCACTGGAATCCCGGCTCACGGACGGGATAATCCCCACCATTTCACGGGATACAATATCCAATGCTGCATACAAATTTGGTATTAGATCAGTTAATGTGTTTGACATGATTTACTCCTTAATCAATTACTTGACCGCCCTCAGTAACGAACTGCCGAGCCTGTCCTGGCTCCATCTCGTTAAATTGAGAACGGTTAATTTTACCTTTACCACCAGATCCACCACCGGGGCCGCTGCCGCTGCCTCCAGGGTTGCCTTTCAAAAGACGATCCTTCTGCGGGTGGTTCTCCACCAGGTGGTCCAATGCTTCGTCAAACGGTGCAGGCTCTCCAGGCTTCTGCTTGGAATAAATTGGGTTGCTATTTTGGTCATAGGCAACCGCCTGTCCGTTCTCAACTTTAAAGTTCTGACCGAAGTAAGCCTCGGCAACGTCCGGGGGTAGGATGGTCTTCTCGTTTACCACCTGCGAATTGGCAAAAGCATTACTAACAACCAGGTTGTGTATCTGCTGATCTCGTGCAGATAAGGCTTGATCTTTCTCAGACACCTTCTGTTCGTATTGTTCCTGAATCTGTTTTTTCATCTCTTCAGCCTTGCCCGCATCGATTAGTTGGGCATCGTTGAGATCCTGAACTTTCTTGAGCGCATCCCTCGCCGCCTTGGGGTCATCAATCCCCTGGAACTGATCCAGCTTCTCTTGTAGATCCTTTGCAGATAGCCGGTGTTTTTTGGCTTCCTCGTTTAGCTCGTTCACCTTGGATTTAAGATGGAAGGCATCTAACTCATAAGAGTCTTTACCTTCTTCCTGAACCAACGGGTTGCCATTTTCGCCTACCTGGATATTGCCATTTTCGGTCTTTAAATATTGCATAGCTTCTCGCCTCCACGCTCTTCACGAGCAATTCTTTTTAGGCTTCACACCTATATACTTTATATAACACGGTTACCCTTACCACAATCTTATATAATTTACCTGTTATGTCACGGCACATCTACCATAAATCAATCAATGGATTGCGTGCTACTAAATACCTCCCCACAGTCTCTGCAACGATGCAGCCGCCCGGTATTCTTAATCCCACGTTCCACCCGGATAATCATGATCTTCCCGCCGCATTGTGGACACTCTATTGGGGACTCAATGCTCATAGCCTTTTAAGCTCCGCAATGGTTCTCTGCCGCCCATTGGCATCAGCCAAATCAGATAACTCAATCCCCCCGTCCTGCCACATTTTATACCGTGTCGGCCCCAGGCTTGTCCGCTTCATACTCTCCGGCATTTTCTCAAAGAACTCGCTGTATCCACCCTGGAGCCTGCCTGCTTCAATTAAGGGTACGCCACCAGTGCCAGTTTTGCCCCTGCCTACAAACTGGCCGGTAACAGGATCGACATTCCCCCGGAGAGAAAAGGGCCGATCTTGGCGCAGGCTATTTACTGCTTCGTCCAGTCCTTCACGGGAAACACCGAGTTCTTCCCAGGATTTTGATACCATGTCCCTGGTGCAACGGCAATTTGCATGAAGAGGAATCGCTGGCCCGCCGTTTATCGGGTATATCGTATCATCTGAGTCCCTGGATAGACACCTAAGGCAAGTACCATGCCCCTTGGCGAAGCTGGAGTTCTCCAAGACAGCGTTCCACCGCCACCCTTGTATAACATCCCTGTTCTGATCCAGCATTTGCTTTTGAGCCCGCACATTAGCATCCTGCACCCAACTCCGAGTCAGCGTCTCCACATTAGTCCGGGCTTCGCCCATCAGTTCGTCAACACGATCTGCCAGTTTACGGTAAGACTCTCCCCGGAAGAGTCCGGCCCCCATTTCCTCCTGGAGCTTATCTTGCAATGGCCCATCAAATGAACGGTTGACCCACTCAGATAAGGTACGCCCGCCCACCGGCGTATCGACAAAAGATTTGATCTGCTCTTGAGAAAGCTGGAGCGTGGATACATTGGCCGCCCGGCCCGCCAAAGAGTAAATGTCGGAATGTTCCTCCGCCGACTGTGCAAACGCATCCTGCGCCGCACCCTCTACCTTGGGACGCAACTCATTCTTGACCTCATCCGACAATCCCCGAAGTTCCTGTAACAATGCCCCATTCCGAGCATCCGTCCATGTCTCACCCTCGAATTTTTTATCCAAAGCATTGCGGATCTCTTGCGTGGCCTGATCCACCATTGGGAGAATCTTGCCCAAATAGCCGCTTTCGAGATTATCTAAACGATAACGGTGTCTGATATTGCGGATTATGGTATATGCTTCAAGGCGTTCTTGATTGGACATTTATAATCCCGGCTCAATAACTATCGGATACCCCTTGGACAAAGCACATTGCGCTGGTATCTGTGCTGGAGCTTCAACAACATCACCCTCTTTATACACATACCCACACCAACACCACATTTTATGCTGGTCATACTCGAAATGTAAAAAAGGGCAATTTATACAACCTGTCACCGATACCTTCATGTTACACCCCCTGCATTAGTGATCCACCACGTTTATCGGACTCGTACATTTCCTCGACTTCTTCCCATGTCCAATCATCAGAAATAATGGACAACCGCTTCAATTCCTCAAAGGCCACCTTCTTGGGTAGTAAGCCCATGCGGTAGCTTTCGTATATCGTCTTGGCTTCCTCACCGGCCTGGAGGCTCAGAGTAAACTCTTTGGTTACTCCCACCGAACCACCCGTAGCTTCCCCGGATCTATCCGCCGTAAACTGTAACGCCTTCTCCGTGCTGTCCTTGACGTTTTCGGCCCATGCTTCCAGAGACGAACTTGCGCTGGATTCGTCAAGTGCCCGTGCTGTAGCAGTGGGGTTCCCTGTTTTGTTGATGATGGGTTGAAGGCTTAACCGCCCCATGTCGGCTTCGATCTTCTCCAAGTCACGGAAGCCGGACTCAATGGCCGCACCTGAATGTTCGGCAAAATAGAAATCCCCATCGGTGGGGATGTCCACCAGGCTGGAAGGGCCAAACTGCAACGTATCTTCATCGCCTCTGTCGCTCTTCCGTACCGGGACGGCGAACCTGGCCCACTTGAGGATATGACGCTGATCTGAACTTGATTGCCAGTGTTCGATGTTCTTGTAGGCAAGATCAAGCAACGGCGGCTGTGCCTGCATGAAGTCAATGCGATTGGTGTAAACCGTAACCAATGGGATATAGCTGGTATTAAGCTGGCCCTCTTCTATCAACTGCCAGTTATCATTTTCATTACGCCCGTTCTGATTTTCAAAGAGATAATAAAAGGCCGCCCGTGCTTCACCAATCTCCAGATCATAGACTGTAACCCTTTCCTCGTTCTCTACCGTAGCCCAATCTTTTTCTACCTGGACGCTATGCTTGCGCCTTACTTGAGTCAGGACACGCTCGCCCTGGATGACAGCCTCTTTCCAGCCGATGATCTCATCCGCGGGGAAATGTACCCAATATGGCCGCTCACCCCTTGCCCGCTGCTCGGCAACAGTTAGCCCCGTGGCCGCCGGCGCGTCCACCATGACATGCGACAAGCCCCTATTGATAGCATCACTGGTAACATCCCGCATAAATACGTTAAGGGATCGCCCCTGCCGATCCACATTCTCGGCGACCTGCTGGAGTTGCCCCGGTACGTCATCGCCAAGCTGGATACTTTTGGTGAAAATCTTGCCGACCAAGGCCCGGATTGCCTCTTTGTAAATATTGTAGAG